CTCTCTCATCTACTATTTGCCAACCCTCTTGTAATTCTTCAGCTTGGTTAATAATTTCTTCTAGTTCCGTATTTACTTTGCTTAATTCCGTTCCAGTTTCTTCAGCTACTTGCTCTGCACTTTGTGCGTTTTCCAAATCTGTAAACTCCAAAGGTTGCAACGTTCTAAAATAAAGTTTCAAAGAAATTTGATTAACTGCCAAAATCTGGTCAAACGCTTCAATCAATAAATCCTGAATTGGTCTAATAACCATATTGTCGAAAAGTACAACGCTATTTTTTAATTCATCCGCATTGCTTGAAAATCCGTTAGCTGAAGTAATCCCAAAAATTAATGGACTTGTTACGTTATGTCCAACCATTATTTTGTTTCGGCATTCATCACTTAAATACTGATAATGTTGTGGTGCATCGTTTAAAGGAACGTCATCAATAGTAGTTTTTTGTTCCTGATTCCTAACAAAAGAAACAATCACTTTTTTACCTTTCGAACCAGTAACTTTACTCAAAATTTGTCTTGAATAATCGTCTTGTTGCTCTTCAGTATAAGATCCACTATTTATATTAATTACTTTCGTTCCTGAAAATCCGTTTTGAACTTCATTAATCAAATAGTCGCTAATTTCTTCTTCTAGTTTTGCATAAGGAATGCAACCTTGATAATCACAATAAGAAAAATATTTCATACCAACCGCATACGGTTTGATATAAAGTATTTCAATATCTTCTTTTGAAGTTCCAAACGCTGGAATTAATTTAGGTGGGAAATTTTTAACATCTTCCCAATTATCTGAATAAAAGTAATTATTTATTTTACCGTATTTGTCGCATTTTTGCGGTGCTAATAATTGTACCGGCATGTGAAAAGCTTTTAAAACTTTCCCTTTACTTTTAGAAACCTGAATAGCACATTGTCCGAAAATCTTTAAATCTGTTACAATTTTTTTTATTTCACTTGCATTAAATATACTCATCATTTGAGCGTATTCATTTGGCTTTCTCGAAGCATCTAAGGCACTCAAACCACGCCCGTATATCAATCTAGTAATATTGTTTATTACAGCGTTATTCGTTGTACTATTTTTATATCTATCAATTAGAAATTGGAAATACGAATTACTCTCTCCAAAAGTTACCCAATCATTTTTTTTATCCTCTGTAATCTTTGGAGCTTCGTAACTTGCAAGTTCAATTACTTTAATATTTGAATTTAATTCACTCATATAACTATGAAATTATTTGCTGATTCTCTTTGTATGTACTCGTTATTATTTACGCTAAAATCTGAAATATTTTGATTTGTACAAAACATCTTATCGTAAAATACTACTTCGCCCTCATTGAGCAATTTGATAGTGTAAGTGAAATTTTCCCTTAAATCAAAAATTGCTGTAACATCGTAATAATATCCAACCCCTACCGAAGTAAATTTGTAATATCCACGCTTGTATTTTCAGCTTCGCTAAATACTCTTATCGTGTCAAAAACGCTTTGTCTTGGTGTGCAAGAAAATTTTTGATTAAATAATGATTCTTCTAAAACTATCATATCTAATAGACTTTCAAAACTTAATTTTGTTTCAAAAAAAAAGCGTACCCATAAGATACGCTTCAATATTAAAATAAGATTGATTAATCAGTAACAATAGTTGCATCGTCAAAAACAACAGCTAATTCAGCTTCACTTGCACAATCAATGAAGTTAGATAAATTCTTTTCACTACCTACAAAAGTCAAAGTATAACCTTGCATGTCTGCCATTGCAGTACCACTCGCAACGTTAGCAGTTGTTAACTCTGTTCCGTACTCCATACCAGCAAAGAAAAATTTATTAGTTCTAGTTTTAACCACAATTTGAGGTCTACCATAAGCTAACATCTTAACTTGTTTGTGTGTAGTTGAATCTTGGTTTTTAAGCATAACTGACAAAGTTTGCTCAACAAATGTAGTTCCGGCATCACGACTTGAATTTACAACTTGATCGAAAGTATTTGTTCCTTTCAATTCAAATTTATACAAGTTTGTAACACCAGTAACTGCTGTAATAATATCATTCGCATCAATGGTAATATTATTCATCGGTGCTTGACCGAAGTTTACAAAGTAGATGGCATCTAATCCCCCTACGTTATCTTTACAAGGCTCTAAACGTCCTAATGTTAAATCACATGGCATAATTTCTATTTTTTAAAAGTTATTTTAAACAAAAAAGGGAAGGCACTTTACCTCCCCTTTTATTCAGTTATTTAATTCTAGTTAGCTGAATTTGTAATACCGTATGTAACTAACTCTTCTGCGTAACCATAGTTAGCACAACCAGTCATTCTCATCACAATTCTTACATTCTCATCTCCTAATGTTTCAGAAGTATCAATCAATTTTACAGTATTCATATCAGAAACCAATCCAGTACCGAAATACAAGTTAGATTTTTGACCTGCAATAGCAACGTTAGAAGCTAATCCCTCTGCCAATACGATTTTAACACCGTCAATAGACAAAGCTTGGTTTGAATACCACATTGTACCGTTAGAACCAACACCGTTAGCACCTAATCCACTTGCACCGAATCCACCCAAAGAAGCGATATAAGCATAGTACATGTTAACTGGCAAATAGATAAACATATCTTCTTTTGCGATAATAGTTGCAGGAATAGCAGCTACAATTTTACGAAGTTCAACAAGTACGTTAGACGATGTTACAGTTGTTCCTGCAACTTCTTGAGCTGTTGGTAAAAGTGCATCTACAGCGATTTGTGTACAAATTCCATCGTATTGACCTGAAGTTCCAGTAACACCTCTCCAAAAAGAAATCTCATTTTCCTGAGCAACTTGCGAAGCGTAACGAGCAAGGATAAAATCAGCAAAACTTGGCGCTAATGTATCGAATGCTGAAATTCCCATTTCTTCGCTCATATAATCTGAATGAAAATCTTTCTTGCATAATTGTTGATTTACTTGAAGTTCTTTCGGAGCTAATACTCTCTCTGTCAACGTAATAGAACCAGTTGCAGTAAAATCACATGAAGCGTCTTTTAATAGACCACCAGTAGCGACCTTTTTAATTACTTCTTTGTACTTAATGTTTGGTTTGATTGTAACCAATTGTTTGTCCAAAGTTGGTGCTGACAATAACGCTGTAGCGATGTATTGTTGCAAAAATTTACCAGCATACGTGGTAGTAATTGATGTTGTTGTTGGCATTTCTTTTAAATTTTAAATTGTTAATTAAATAATTTTCTTCTTATTCTGTCTTCAATAGTTTCCATTTTACCTGATCCGTATTGAAAGTTAGATTTCTCTACTTTGTTTTCAGGATTGAACTCAATTTTCTTTGGCTCGATTTCCTCTGTTGAAAGTTCAACTTCAACTTTTTTCAAAGATGCTAATTCAGTTTTCAAAGCTTCGATTTCCGCTTTTAATTCTGTAAGTGCTTCACTTGAAAAATGCGTTTCCTTAGTCATTGTTTCAACTGTTTTCTTTGGAGCTGATTTCGGAGCTTCTGCTTTCGCTTCAACTTCTTCTTCTACTTCAGGAGCTTCAACTTCTTCTTCAACTTCAGCTTCTTTAATTTTAGCTATCATTCCCTCTTCAGTTACTGATAAGATCATACCATTTTCAAGTTCGTAATCTCCAACTGGCAAAGGGATCATTTGTTCATCAACTGTTTTGATAAAAACTTCTTGACCTGCTTCAAAGCTATTTGCTTCAAGTACCGTTTGACCGTCTGCCAAAAGCATTGATTCTAATTTTACTTCCATTTGTAAAATAGTTTTAAATTTATTTATGATTTCTTTTGCATTCATAATTAATAGACTTAAGTATTTATTACTTGTTACCTTTTTAGTGCGTGTGAACCGTTGTAACTGGCTGTGTAGTGTTAATTACAGTGCTTACAGTTTGATTCAATGGACTGCCTATTCCTTGATTCTGTAAATCTCCGTTACAGCATTCAGAATTATACGTTCCGTCATCGCAAAGGCATCCACGCTTACCGCTTTTAGGACTTGTTTTGCTTTTTGTTTTCATTATTTTAATGATTGATAAATTTTATTGTATTCAGAAGCTTTTTTTAATGAAGTTTCTTTTCTTGATTTTAATTCATTAGCTTTATCTACAATACCTAAATCAATTAGCTTTTTAATACTGTCATCTAATTGAGCAGGAACATTAAATTCTAAAATTATTAAAGCATCACTATACATTTTTGCTAATTTTTGTTTTTCAACATCAGCATTTTTTAATAATTGTAAACCTTTATCATATAGCTTTAATGTATCGTCAACATTAAATAAATCTACTTTGTGCGAAGCTAAATCTAATTTCTTTGCTTCATAAAGGTTACTGATAATTCTTTCTTCTTTTGTCATGATTATTTATTTATTAAATTCATTAATATATTGTTTTGCTTTATCAGATAATGCGGAAATTCTATCAATAGCACTTTGATATTTTTTAGGTTGAGGAACTTTTGTTTCATCAATACCTAATGCTTTAACTTTAGAAATAAATACATCTCTATCATTTTTTAATTCAGCTACAATTCTTGGTAATACATCAATCGAAGTATTTTTTTTAGCTTCTTGTTGAATAGCATAAATTCTATTTGAATAATCTATTACTTTTTTATATTCACTTTCAGCTTTATTTATTTGAGTATCTATATCAGCGAAATCAGCTAAAAGAATTTCGTGTGTTCCTAATTCAATTTTTTTTGCTTCATAAAGCTTTGAAATAATCTTTTGTTCTTTTGTCATTTTATATTGATTTTAAAATTTCTATTATTTCTTTCAACTGTTTTTCCTCATCACTTTCAACTAAACTTAAATCTAGTTTGTCAATAAAATATCCCTCTATTGAAAATCCTTTTACCTTGCCTAATTTTACTTCCTGCCAAATTTCATCGTTATCTACTTTCATCGAAATAACCCACGTTCCTTTTGGAAAACTAAAACCGTAATTTTTTGATTTATCCATTTCAGGATTATCTACAATCCAACTTTCAACAACAGTCATTCCCTCAATTTTCTGATCGTGGTTTAACGTTGCATTATTTTGTTTTGAGTTTTGGAAAAACATCTCACTTGCTTTCCTTACCGTTTGTTCTGAAAAGTAAATGTAAAATTCATTTCCCTGCTCATCTTTGCGAAAAATCTCTTTGTTAGGAATTAAAGATGCACCCATCAATAAACGCTTTTCAGCATCAATCTCTTTTAGTTCAACTTCATGCTTTGCAAGTGCGATAAAATTCTCTTCAATCGCTGGATTTAAAACAACCGAAACAGCATTTATACCGTTCTTTTCTGAATTTTCATCAATTACTAATTCTATAATTTTTTTCTTATTCATACCTATTGACTTTTAATTTATCCGAATGTTGCGTTTTTAACGTGGTTTCTGTCTAATTGCTGACTTGTTGTAACTTCAGCCGAAACAACATAGGCCTTAATAGGTGCGCCACCCAAACCAGCTAAAGGATTTGTTCCTGAATTTCCTACAATCTGAAAACTTGGTGCGCTACTTGTTACGTTTTGATTTGCAGTACTTGGTGGAGCTGTATTGTTTCCACCACCGCCACCGCCACCACCTTCAAATTTTGTTCTTGCTATTTTGGCAACATTTGCAAGACCTGAAGTTATTGCTATTCCTGCAGCAATAAATGGTTGAGCTGGAAATAAAACTGTTTTTGGATTTGCTGCTGCACTTGCAAAAATTGCATTTGCACCCAAATAAGTTGAAACTATTGCTTGTGCGATTGATGCAGCTTTATTTATTTTAAATGCTTTTCTTGCATCCGCTTCGCTTTTACCTAAAAACATAGTTGCAATATCAGCTATAACATTTATTGCATCCGATGCCATTTGAATTTTAGCAACTTTTATATCATTTTCTAATGCGATTTTTTTTCTTGCTGTTTCCTCATCAATAGCTAATATATCAGCATCTAATTTCTTTTTTAATTCAATTTGTAAATCCGCATTTCCTTTAGCTGCTAAAACCTCTGCTTCATATTTTTGCGCTAAAACTAACTTTTCGTATTCAGATTGAGAAGTTGTTAATTCCTGAAGTCTTAAAAACTCTGAATCTTCTTTTGCTATTGCATCAGCAGTATATTTATCAGTTATGGCTTTTTTTTCTGCTTCAGCTTTTTCTTTGCGATCAATTTCTAATTGTATGTACTTTGCATCAATATCATTCAATTCATTTTTTTGAGCAATTAATAATTGAGTATTGTCTTTGCCGTATTTTTTCGCATCAATTAAGGCTTGTTTATATTTTTCCTGAACTAAAAATATTTCTTTTTCCTGCTCCGTTTTTTGATTAAGTCTAAATTCAGCTTCTAATTTTGCAATATTATCTAATGCTTCTTTTTTCTTTTCCCTAGCTTTATTAGCGTTTTCTTTTGCTTTATCTTGTGCTTCTTTTGCTATTCTATTTTGTTCATCAATTTCATCTTGACTAAAACTTGCATTTTCTATTTTTACGTCATCATGATAATTTTTATTAGCAATTACTAAATCTTTGTATTTTTGCTGATTTGCTTTTATTTCATCTCCAATAGTTTTTGCAACTTCCCAATTTTCTTCTTCTAATGCTTTTTTATAAAGTTTTGTTTTTTCTTTAATAGCGTATAATGTGTCATTTATTAAATTGTCTCTATAGTACTTTTCAAGAGCCATGTTATCTAACTTTTTCAAATGAAGGTCATCTTCACTTGCGCCCTCGGCTTCTAATAATTGTAAGGCTTTATCATTACGTCTTTTTGATTCACTTGCTAATGATTCAAATAATTGTAATTGTCTTTCAAGTGTAACATTTAATTTTTCGTTTGCTTTTTCTGCAGTTTCTGTTGAACTTGAAAAATATTTAAAAGCTCCAATCAAAGCAGTAATTCCACCTATAATTAAAAAGATAGGATTTGCTTTCATTACTGCATTTAGTATTTTCATTGCAGTAGCTCCTAAAATTTGTGCTGCAGTTAATGCTTTTTGTCCTATTGCAGTTTGACTTATTACAGCTCCTAATTGTTTGAATGAATCCTTAGCCTCTAGTATTCCCTGAATACCTTGTGAAACAGCCATAGCTGACTGTACTTTCAAAATCATTTTTTCAACGTCCTGACTTTCTACTCCGATAAGTCCTAGCGTACCTTGAAAAGCTGAAAATCCATCCATTGCACCGCCAATAGAACGAGTCAATGAATTAAACTTAGCATCAGGATTAAAGGAATCAGTTAAATCTTTTGCATCTCCAATAGCATCTTTTAATTCTGCTGCTTTTTTTGCTGCCTTAACTGCTTCGTCTGAAGTTGCTCCAAACTTTTCACTAAGTGCAACCACTTCAGCTTGTGCTTCACGTAACTGCGCTTTAATGGATTTCGTTTGCTGTTCTACTTGGTCGAAACCCGTTGTTTCCAGTTCTAATTGAACTACTTTCTTTTCCATGATAATTGTCTTTTAATCTTTTTGATTGAATCTTTTGTGCTTTTAGGAACTTCATTAATCCCTTTTGCAATGTCTATATTTTCTGAACAACCGTAAAACTCTGATTGTCGAAGTAAGTCAATAATATTTTTTATCATGGTTTGTAAATTATTAATGTTGCGCTTTCTATTGTGCCGTTTGTAAGCGTTGAATCTATATCTATTTCAATAATACTTGCAGTTGAAGCGGATGTATTAATTGTAACTATTGCCTGAGATAATAATTTTACTGGGTGTGCATAATCATATCCATCTACAGTAACATCTCTATCGCCCCAACTTAAATTAACTTCCTTAACTCCGTTTGCAAATTGAATAGGAACTTTTATAACTGGCTCTTTAATTATTGGTTTTGGAGCTTTAATATTTATAGGTCTAAAATCATTCAACAAAACGAAATCTACTTCAGTATTGGATAAGTTTGTACTCATGTTATTTATAATATATCGCTTCCCCCCGATTATTAACCTATCGTTTAATCTTAGCCCTATAATGATCCACAAAGGTAGTTTTGTTTTAACGTATGTAATCCTATTCTTTTGTTGAAATAAGTTATTTAAATACGTGAAATAATAAACCATGAAATTGGAATTAGGAAT